GTAATATAGAGAACATTCTTACCTTGCATTAATGTTGATGCTGCCACATGACACATAAACAATGATTTACCAACACCAGTGCCAGCCAAAACTACATTCAAGGTTTTCTTTGAGAGTCCACCTTTGGTGATTTTGTTAAACATGTCCAAATCAAAAGGAATCTTTTCTTCGACCCTGTGATAAAAATCATAGCGATCGTCATAATCTTCAATATAATCATGCCCGACATGGTTATCAAAAGAAACGGCAAGAGCATCAGAGAGTATAGAAGGAATTGAGTCCTTGGTGTGTACCTTATCTCCGCCATCAATAATTTTAATCGAGTGTAAAATCGCATTATAAACTGCCCTATCTCTACAAAACTTTTCAGTTTCACCAAGTAGCCAATCTACATTGGTTTCTTTACTTGTTAAATCATTGATATAAACTTCATACTCAGGAATGTCTTTATCATTTAAATCTGTTCTGTTACCAATCTCAATCGCAAGGATTTCTGCCGTGGCAGGTTTGTTATAATCTAGAAAGAACTTGATCAACTGAGAAGCAATCACTGCTTCTTTACGATCAGAAAAATAATCTGTTCTTAGAAATGGAACTACCTTACGACAATATTCTTCATTGTGAATCAGATTCGATAATATCGTTTTCTCTATTCTCATCAACTCCGCCTGTATATACTAAATTATTTTTATCGGCACCATAGATAACCAATTCTATTAGAAAATCTCCAAGTTCCTTTTCAAAGGCAACTTTATCATATTCTCTACCATGGTCATCATGAACTTCATAATCAAAATTAACTTTAAGTCGATCTTCCTCAGGTTTTTCTTCAAAGGAAACTTTGCCATATGAGAATATTATACCTGAAAACTCTCCCTCTGTCAATTGCATCGCAACGACACCATCTTTCTCAAGAGTTTTATGTGGTCTTACAATCATTCTTCGTCATCTAATTCTGCAAGTTCTTTATCAATATCCTCATCTTTCATGTTGAGAATGTCTGTTGTTGCAACTTGATATTTGTTTTTCACAAAATTAACAAACGATTTTTGCATAAGGATTGGCATCCAGAAATCTTTAGTATCTGTATCTCTGATACGATATTTCTTGTCATCAATCTCACCTGATTCTTTATCTACCTTTTGATACCAACCATTACTTGGTTTGATAACATGTCCTGACTCAAGAGCAATGTCAAGTAGACCAGACCAACGACTGATACCACCATCATGAGATACAGTAACAGGAATTTTAGATTTTTCTTTAACATATCTTGACTTCTCTACATTGATAATAAAATTATATCCAACAACTTCAGTTCCTTCTTTCTCTTGCTGACGACCAATAATAAAAATATTGTCAGCTGAATAGTAAGAACCTGTTCCACCACCAACGATGGCTTTCGGGAACATACCAATTTCCATATAAGTGTGATTAACAACAACCAAAGGAATATCCTTTAAGTTTAAGTGTGGTGTAATCATACGGAATAAACTCTTCATCTGTTTCGCTCGACTCATATCGGCAACAGATTTACCTTCAAGTGCATCCTCAACTTCTTTCTTAGAAGCCAAGTTACCAATCGAATCAATAACAATAATCAGGTGGTCGCCACGCTCTACACCCTCGAGCTGTTTCATAATGTCAAATTTTAGTTCCTCAACATTAGTGAGAGGGGTGTGAATAACTCTATTTGTGTCGATACCAAAACTATCAAAGTAAGACTGAGGAGTGCCAAACTCTGAATCATAAAATAACAAAGCAGCATCTTCATATTTGTCCATGTAAGATTTTGCCATCAGTAAACTGAAAGCAGTTTTAAAATGTTTTGATGGACCAGCCCACATNGTAACTCCTGGGGTAAGTCCACCATCTAAACGACCTGACAATGCCACATTAATAACTGGCACTGTAGTTGGAATCATATCCTTCTTTGTGAAGAATTTTGATTGNGAAAGAATGTCTGAATTCTTAATTGTAGAATTCTTTTTNATTTTATCTAATATGCTCATATGTTCTCCAAGTAACTACTATTATTATACTATGTATATGTTTGCAAGTCAAGGATTATTCTTGCTATGTGGTACATCAAATACAAAGGTAACTCTAACTTCATCGCCAACATTCTCAGATCCGTGAGGGAGTTTATTGTTAAACCAAAGCAATGTTCCTGGATTGACTATGAACGATTCGTTGCCGACTGTATATTTGTATTTTCCTTGTATAGATAAATGGTATCTATCTTTTGTCTGATAGTAACTACCTATGTCTATGTGTTCGCCGACTTTTCCACCAACTGGTAATGACAAGAAACCACAACGAGAAAATCTTTTGAAGTTTCTTTTAAGGAATGCAACTATTTCTGTGTGTCTATCGTATGCTGGTGTTTTAATACAATACTCTGTATCTCCAACATATTGATCGGGTGTATCAACTGCTCCCATAACTAATTGTAAAACACCTGCTTTAATCTCAGGAAAACCAAATTCATTTTGAACAGTGTTAGTTCCTTCGATTGATTTCTCAGCACCCCAATCTTCAGGATACTTCTTTAGTTGGTTTAATATTTTACCAACATTAATACCTGTTTTTATGATTCTAATGTTATCCAAAGAAATCCTCCAATGTTGACTGCTCTTCAACATTCCAACGCAAAGGTTCAATGACAATCTGAAGTGCGTCAAGGAAAACCTTTTGAAATTGTTTATCGTAATCTATAAATCTATGTAGGTCTAATTCCTTAGGCAATTCCTGAGCGAAGGAAATAATATCCTCTTGTATTCTATTGGGTGTTCTGAGATACACGAACTTAATCTTATCACCATCTCGAATCGGTTGATATTGTTTTTCTAATCCCATCTCTTTAATATAGTGATTAAACAATAAAGCACCACGAACATGGATTGGTGTTGACTTACGATAGATTGTAGAACTTGCTTTATATTCCCGTGTTCCATTTACAGTTCTTGGGAAAGAAATCTCTTCAACAGACAACTTATTAAACTCATCGCGGAATTCGTTAATATATCTATGTAGTTTACTTTGATCGCCATCAAGAATAACTTTGATAGAGTCTTTAAGTTTGTTACGAATTACTTGTGGGGTAGAAGACTTAACCATCTCTAGACCCATAACTTTAATCTTTGGCTCGGCGAATTGAACACCCTCAGAATTATGAACATTCATAATGTAGCGTTTCTTGGCAGTCCAGATTGCCTTGTCGGCAAGAACCTCTCGCTTCATCTGCATCTTCTGAGAATATGCATTCATATATTCAGCAAGTTCTTGATAACCTTTGTCGATGAATGGTTGGAAAACTTCCTCGCAGATTTTATCCATATACTTAATCTTCTGTTCAGTTGTCTTACCTTCACAAGTTTTCTCTACCAGAGTTTCGAGTGTTAGATAGATTGAGTCAGTATCAATCGCAATAACATAATCTTTATTCTTGGTTGTCATGGTCTTGTTCATGAACGCATTTAGTTTGTTGGCCATCCAACGAATAGACAACTGACCAGAAGTCGTAATACCCTCTGCCATTCTCAGGTCAAAGTAACGGAAATACTGGTTACCCATAGCACCATAAGCAGAGTTTAGAGCAATCTTCATTGCCATCTGCAGGTTATTAAGTCTTGATATTTCTTTCAGAAGATGTTTCTTGGACTTATCGTTTTGATACTCTTGTTCAATCTTCAACATCTGTTTCTTGTACTTGCTTCGGTCGGCATACATCTTTCCCATCAACTCAGGCATAAACCCTTGTTTATCTTTACGATAGCAAACACCATTAGCAGTCATAGCAACATCTTGTTCTTTAATACGACTTGTATCATATTTCTGTTCAAGAAGATAATCAACTGTTACAGTTTCTCTTCCCTCTAACATAGTTTCTGGTGAGATATTATATTGCATAATCAAGTGAGGATATAGACTGTTCAAGTCGAAGGAAGCTACCCACTTATGTAAACCAACAAGAGGATCTTTAACATAAGCACCTTCGAACTTGTCCCACTTCTTGTTACCAGAGTTCTGAGGAATTACTACACCACTATCACGCAAATGATTGTAGATGATAGCATCCCACATACGAACCTGACTGAACACATCCTCATAGTTAATCTTGGCATTATAAGCCATAACTAATTGAAGTTCAATCAACTTCATCTTGTCTTCAAGTTTGTCGACAAGTCTTACATCGTGAATGTTATAAGCAACAAACTTCTTCCAGTTTTTCTCATAGAAATCTTTGAAGGAAGCATACTCACTGTGATCGAGTTTAGTATCACCCAGTTCAACAAAGGCAATGTGGTCAAGTCGATATGACTCTTGAGCCTGATAGGTGTATTTTTTGTAGAGATCTAGGTAGTCTAACATAGCAACACCTTGAATGTCGTATGTCAATTCCTCGCTACCTTTCATGGTAACCTTGCGTTCGCTAATCAATTCCCAAGGAGAAATCTTTTTAGCATACGATTCACCAAGAACATTATAGATTCTGCGAATTAGATAAGGAATGTCGAAGAAGTTTATATTCCAACCTGTTACAACATCGGGACAGTTGGCTGACCAATAGAAAATAAATTCGCGAAGTAAAGTTGCTTCGTCTTCGTAACAACGATAGTCGACATCGCCAGAATTACCGATTGGCTTTCTACCAAAGGTGATGATGTCTTTTGTTTTATTATCTTGGAGTGTGATTAGAAGGATCTCTTCATTCGCAGTTGGAATGTCGGGGAATCCATTTTCTGTGGCAGTTTCAATGTCAATCGTAAACACTTTAATCTTGTCAGTGTCTGGAATAATCTCGCCACGATAGTTGTCGCTGATAAACTGAGCAACAAAATTATTGTTACCATAGATTTCAAATCCTTGAACTTCTTTATATCGTTCAATATAGTCTTTGGTATCTCGAATAGTTCCAGCCTGCAATGGTGCTACGAACTTACCCTCAAGTGTTTTGAACTCAGTTGGTGTTTTAGATGGAACAAAGATTGTTGGTTGATAATCAATTCTGTGTTTGAATGCATTACCCGAAGTATCATATCCTCGAACAAGCATTTTACTACCATATTGAACTACGCTTGTATAGAATTCCATTTATTTCCCATAAATTAGCATCATAATGTCCAAAGCACAATCATGTGTTGGGTGGTGTTTAATTACATTGTGTCTTTGAAATGTTGGATGAACGACATCACAATACCCACCCTTACCAGTGTCAGTCAACAAATCAACTGCTGTTCTTACATCACGCCAAACATAATACGGAGCAATCAGTTCTTGTTTTGTTGCCTTACATAAACTGTCTATCGCTGTTTGATCTAACGAACCTCGCGACCACATAGTTTGATCCTTCTCAGGAAATTTAGCCATGTAAGATTTAATAGCATTAATACCATCTATCGCTGGGAGATCCGTTGAGTAAACTGCCAGACTTGTTTTCTTAACATAGTCGTGCATGCCTGCCCACCAATCAAGTGTTCCTTTGTCTGTTGATCTTTTGTATTTTTCCATTTGTTCTCTTGCGTCGAACTTAACAAATAATGCTCGAGCGAGCAGGTCTTCATAGGTGTATTGCTCACCTATTTCAAAATGGATTATGGATGCTGATAGAATTACTGCTGTTGACTCGGCATCAAGAGTCTCGATATCAAACATAAACATAATAAAACTCCTAGGATATACATATATTATACCCTATTTCATAATAAAAGTCAAGGACTATTTAGAGGGTTGCAAGGATGCTTGCAGGGGCGATTTGAATGCCTGAACCGAATATCTTATGGTATTCGTTTACGAGGTTTACATCGGGCTTACAGTCGGCTGCAATAGCATTGCTGTATAGGGTTACATTACCATCGGCATAAGGCATATATGGAGCGATTGCAACACCCATTCCCTTTTCGGTTTTCTGAAGAATTATTTGGGCAGGATTTTTCACTTCATATAATCCATCTTTCCAATTAAAAAGTTCACCAATAATTTCTTCACCATTAATCATTTTAAATACTTTAACATCATTCATTATATTTCTTCCTGTTCAACTAAAAAATCTAAAAAAGATGCAGCTAAATCTGCATTCTCAAAATTCCTAACCACAGTGCTAAGAGTAAACACATTATAGCAAACTACCAAAATAGACTTGTCTTTCCAAATGGAAATCTTGAGTATCCAATCCTTCCTTCGGATCGGGACATATGTAACCATGTTTGGAAATACGCTTGCTTTTTTGTTCATCAAACTATTTAGTCTAATGAAAATTGGGGAGTTTCCTCCCCAATCGTTTACTTCTTTGGAGCTGTATATCCATTCACCCAATCCCAATCTTCATCAGTCATAGGGATCCAGTTAGTCATTTGCATTCTCCATATGCAGCCATTAACTTCTGTGCTTCCTTGTGTTTACCATTGCGAGCAAGATCGGCTGCTGCTTTTGCATAGCCGAGTCCCTTTAAACAAATATAAACTTTGCGGAAAAATGTTTTCATTTTGATTTCCTTGAAGCAGCAAGAAGTTTTTCTTTCTTATCTTCATTGGCAGACTCATTGAGTAACTGCTTTTCAGATTTAGAATTAACAGCAATCTTCTTTGGTTGTTTGTGTTCTGGAATTAATCTTTCCAAGAAAATCTTCAACATACCATTGAACATTTCTGCAGTCTTAACTTCTACTTCATCATTCAAAACGAATGATCTTGTGAAAGCACGATTGGCGATACCTTTAAACAAGAAGTTATCTTCTTGGTCTTCAGCTGCAATCTGACCACGAACAACTAATTTACCATCAGCAAGTTCAATATCAATGTCAGACTGACCGAAACCAGCAACAGCCAACTCAATGGTGTAGTTGTTATCGTCATGCTTCTTGATATTGTATGGTGGATAGTTAGGAATGTTCTTAGTCAAATCTTCATGCAACTTATTCAGTTGATCGAATTGCTTATCGAAACCAACAAAGAATTTATCAAAATCTTTAAACCCTGGACCAAATAGTGGTGTGAGTCCGTAAATATTTGAATTGTTTCCCATGGTTTCCTCCTTACTTAACGCCAACAGCTGCAAAGAAATCGTTAGTCGACTTCGCTACAGTTTTTGCGAAAGATGCTTGTGCATCAATATAAGTTTGGAGTTGTTTTGCGATCTTTTCGTCTGTGACAAATGTCTTAACGAATTGAGTTTTTGCACCAGAGATGGTGTCGATAGATGTGTTTAATGCTTGTAACATATAGTTCTCCTATTAAGCGAGTTAAATTAAAA